TGAGTTACGAATACAGAGAAAAAAGTTTTGTACTCCCCCATGGGCCACTACAGTGCGTTGTACAACTATACAGTGTTGTCACAACGCCATAGAACAACAGTGGCAAAAATTACCTGTTGACATTGTACCACAACTGTGGTACAATATAGACAATGAAAGAGGGAACAACATAGAACCAGATGGAATGGCATAGAGAAGTCCAAAACAGAGGCTCAAAGAAAACCCTTGACAAACAATAGAAAATGTGATACAATTAAATGGGAAAATTAAATCCCAATTGAATCACAACAAAAAACATTGAGGAGATGTTATTATGAAAAAGATTATTCATTCTACAGTTGATGTGTATGCAAAGTTTGGCGACAGTGTGCGTTTTGTATGTTCCGTTCGCGGTGGTGAAGTTTGTGAATATACTGATATGGGCCATTATTTTGCACTCAATACAGCCGTTAGTCCTTTTGACGAATCCGATAATGCTGAATTGTTCATTGAACTTGTCGGGACTTTTGATTTAGGGCGTGACAATCAAAATGAATGGGCTGAAATCGGTGAAGTTCATACTGAACAAGTTCTACCAGATGTATTGATTGAATATCATCATTATCGTTGGGTAAACAATTTTTACAACTGGAAAAATTAAAGCCGAAACCGGGTTTATCCCGGTCATAACAGGACGACAACCTGTTATCTGATGATGGCAAGTCGTTATCACAGTATTTAGTCAAAGTATCATTGAAGAGGTGTACTATATGAGATGGTATAGAATCGAGTTCTTTACAGAAGAATTTATGACTTGTGTACCGTCTGCCGAAAATGATTGCTGTGTGTTCAGTTGTGAGCGTCAGTACACGTCTATAAATCGTGCATGGGCCGCCGCAAAACACATGGCAAGTGTCCGCAATAATGTATTCTTTATTAGAGTTCGCCGTATTGATGGTGACAGTAAATATCGTTATAATGCTAAGTAATTCCTAGGCCGGTATCCTGTATCGCTGTACAGGGTACTAACGTGGGAACTACCACGAGAAAGTGAGGGCATGAAAAATGTCTATGTATCATTTCCAGTGTATCGCACCTATTTTAGCGGCTGTTGCTGTATGCTTTGGCCTGTACCTGTATGCTATGTTGAAGGGGTGGTTGTAATGATTAGGTTGCATCTCAAGAACTACAAACCCTCTGAGCTGGTTCAGCTCTACAATGCGCTGTCGCTTGCTCGTACTATGGTAAAGGCTGATGTACCGACAAACACGGTAAAGGACTTAGATGAAGTATTACAGTACATCTCCGGGTATATGGATGCAAAGGGGGATTCTGCAAAATGAGTGCACGCCTTAGTGGTTCACAGCTGGCACACCGTGTATACAAGTACCTGCTGACCCAGTATTCTGCTGAACAGTTGCAGAACACTTATTATACCATGGATATCCGGGTATTTGCTGAGCCTGATGTGGCGTTCTACCCGGATATTGAGAATCGGTTCAAAGCGCCCACAGACGCTATGAACTACCTCTTGGAAGAGGGATTGCCCATCTGGTTAGTCAAGTCTGGTTCTAATTACCCGTTGGAACACTTCACATATCGAAAAGCTGAATTACTGTTTGACCTGTAATTTCTAGGCCGGTATCCTGTACTAATGTACAGGGTACTAACGTGGAAATTACCACGAGAAAGGAGTGTTGAAAACTATGTTTAAACTGTTAAAAGTCCCGCCTTAGTTGGGAATACCCGTTTGTTAAATTTTTGACAATCTTATCGAAAAGTACCATAACTCGGACGTATAAAATCTCTATCCCTAACGCAACAAAAGTACATGTTAATATGTACCTAGATATGGTACAATAAGTGTGGGAGATAACTTCCATATCCTAATTTAGACGCTTCAACACATCACAAAACAAAGGAGTATTCATCATGCGTAAGTATTCTATCACCCGCCGTTCCATCGTCACCACTGCTACCGTCAAGGCCGTCAACCTGAACACCTTTGAGGTGGTTGATATGACTGCCACTCTCGAGGGTGCATTCGCTGACAACTCTGCCGCACTCAAGGCCGTTCAGAAGGTCTGGGAAAATGACGAGTTCAACCCTGTTGCAGTTACCAGTCTGTCTTGCAAGGTCAAGACCTATGGCATGACTGCCGCCCAGTGGTTCGACAACGCCGATGTTATTGAGGAAACCGACATCACCCCCGAGGAAGCGGCCCAGTTCGGAAAGCGTCAGAAGAAGTCTGACGAGAACGCACAGTAAGTTTATTCACCCAACAAACACATAACAAGTAAGGAGTATCACTATGAATATCATTTCCAAGTCCGCTAACGTTGCATCCGCTTTCGACCTGTACAAGCTCGTGCAGTCCCCTGTGCGCAAAAAGCTTACCGATATCAAGGGCCAGACCATTGAGCTGGACAAGTGGGTGCTGTACACTGAGCCTGACAAGGATGGCAAGGAAATGTCCCTGCTTGCTCTGTCTACCGTTGACGGTACTGCCTACTGCACCAACTCTGCAACGTTCTGCCGCTCTTTTGAGAGCGCCGTGGCAACCTTCGGTCAGTTCGGCGAAGAGTTCCACAAGATTCAGGTCACCACCGGCACTTCCAAGAACGGTCGTGACTACATCGACTGTGTGGTTATTGGTTAATTACACAGGTAAACAACTAATTAAGAAAGTCGAAGTTCTTCTTAAATAAAATCACTTACAGTTCCCGGCTGGTGGGATAATTCACTGGTCGGGATTCTTTTATAAAGGAGATGAACAAATTATGAATCATCGCCAACAAGTAGCCGCTATGCACGCAAGAGAGCTGGCAAAGGCCAAACAGCAGTTGTTGCTCAAGGTGAATCAGTATATTCAGGAAGTGCGGGCAGAGGGCGGTAACGCTGAGGTTGTCCCTCAGTTGCAACGACTTATTAGCTTAGGCAGTTATCGGTTGCGTGATGTGCAAAAAATGCGACAGATTGCTAGTGACCCTAAAAAATTACAAGATTATGTTTATGCTGTAAACGCTAGTGGTGAGCCTATTTCTGGTGAGAAGGCGGCTGAACGGTATGCGAGATACGCAACAAGCCCTATTTATCGGGAGCCAGCAAAAGAAGTTGATATGATGGTTGACAACGTTGCAATCACAGTTGAACAGACTTTTGTTGATTTAAATGCTTATCAGCAATTCGAGAGTTTCTTACATGATGTGTTATCATCACCAGATAACACTATTGGGGATAGCTGGTGGCATATTGCGCACCCTGACTGGGATTCACCTAGTTATAGAGGTGCCATGAACTATGGCAAGGTTGAAATGGTGAAGCAGAACATGGACAACATTTTGGAAATGCGTTCTGCCCTGAAAAACCTTGTAGAAAAAGAGGGTGTACATGAAGCGGCTAAGAGAATAGCTGATAACTATGCTAAGTTGCAAGAAGCATCTATTATAGCATCTATTGGTTATAAAGAAGCGGCTGGTAGCGCAATTCAAGATGTACTATTGATTTTGTTACCGTCAGATAGACAGCCCGGTAACATCAGGCACAGAATGAGTGATATGCAAGATGTGTACGAGGGTCAATACGACTATAACGATTATGGGGAATGATATCTAATGTCACGTTCCGAAAAGTGGCGAACTTTCAGTGCTGACTTTGAGACAACAGTTGAAGAGAATACGAAACAACAGACAGAGACTGAGGTGTGGAGTGCCGCTAGTGTTGAACTGTGGACTGAGGACGTTATGGTTTTCCATTCCATTGGTGAGTTGTATGAGTATTATGTATCACTGGATGAGAACATTGTGGTGTACTTCCACAACCTCAAATTTGATGGAAACTTCTGGTTGTCGTATCTACTCTATGACCTCAAATTCAAGCAAGCCTTTGACCCGTCACCAGACCAGAAAGGCGGAAAGTTCAAAAAGAACTGGGAAATGCCTGACAGGTCGTTCAAATACGTTATCTCAGACATGGGCCAATGGTACACTATGACTATCAAAGTGAATGGACACTACATTGAACTTAAAGATAGTCTTAAACTACTGCCATTCAGTCTGAAACAAATAGGTATCAGTTTCAAGACCAAACACCAGAAACTAGACATGGAGTATAAAGGTCACAGATACGCTGGTTGTCCTATCTCTCAAGAAGAACTAAAGTACATTGCAAATGACGCTCTAGTTATAAAAGAAGCACTTGAATTTATGTTCTCAGAGGGCCACAAGAAACTTACAATCGGTTCGTGCTGTTTGGACGAGTTCAAGAAGGGACACACAGTAGGAGACGATTACAGCACACTGTTCCCAGACCTATATAAGATACCACTTGACCCAGAAGTTTATGGTTCTAGCACAGCTGGCGAATGGATTCACAAGTCGTACAAAGGTGGTTGGTGCTATCTTGTCAAGGGCAAAGAGTGTAAGGAGTATAGAAACGGTGTGACAGCTGATGTTAATAGCCTGTATCCATCTGTAATGCACTCTGAATCAGGCTCAGATTATCCTATTGGTAAGCCTAAGTTCATTCATGTTGAAGCAAACGATGGTGATATCTGGGACGCATACAATTGCCCTATCAAATATGACCCGTTCTGGTTTCAGCCGACAGAAAAGCCTAAAAAGCTGTGGGAATACGGAAAGTTCTATTTCTTCCGCATTAAGACCCGATTCTATCTGAAACCCGGTAAGTTACCTTTTGTACAGATTAAAGGTTCTTGGATGTACAAAGGAACAGAAGCACTGGAAAGCTCAGATATTGTTGGCAAAGACGGTATTCCACGTTCAGAATACTATGACATTGACGGTAACTTACACGATACACGAGTTGAGCTTACATTAACACAGACAGATTTCATTCTACTGCGTGAACACTACAATCTAGTTGATTACGAACTACTTGATTACTGTGAGTTTGATTCAACTATTGGTCTGTTTGACGAGTACATTGACAAGTATGCCGCAATCAAAAAAACAAGCAAAGGCGCTATGAGACAACTTGCAAAACTATTTCTAAACAACTTATACGGAAAAATGGCATCTAGCATGAACAGCTCTTTCAAGGTTGCATTTGAAAAAGATGATGGTTCTGTTGGATTTTACGAGGTGAACGAAAATGACAAAAAACCAGGATACATTCCAGTTGGTTCAGCTATCACTAGTTATGCCCGCAACTTTACCATTCGAGCGGCTCAACAAAATTATTACGGAAAGGACAAGCCCGGTTTTATCTACGCCGACACAGACAGTATACACTGTGACATGCCGCCTGAGCAGTTAAAAGGAATTACAGTGCACCCATCGAATTTCTGCTGTTGGAAGCTAGAATCAAGCTGGGATATCGGCTGGTTTGTGCGACAAAAGACGTACATTGAGCATGTTGTCGCAGAGGACTTGGAAGCAATCGAAAACCCATACTATAACATCAAGTGCGCAGGAATGCCAAAAAAGTGCAAAGACCTGTTTGCAGAATCCTTTGACAGCAAAGTTGCAGAGGACATTGAAAACGGCATAAATCCAAGAAATGAGGAACAAGCACTATCCGATTCTAACCTTACACCAGAAGAGATTGCATTTCTTAGTAAGACAAGAACATTCAAAGATTTTAAGACAGGTTTAACAGTTCCCGGTAAATTGCTTCCAAGAAGAATTAAGGGGGGTGTTTTGCTGGTTGATACTGATTTTACAATGAGGTGATATAATGACAGTAGTAGAGTTATGGAATGCGTTCAACAGTTGGACAACGTTTACCGATGTTACCGTGTTCGAGTACAAAACTAGACAGTTTCATTCGTTCGCGTATGCTGAGGATGTATTAAATAAGTATGCAAATTGTGCTGTTACTAGCTTTGACTACAATAGCGCAACTGATGTAATTACTATTGAGGTGTAAATATGACTGTTGAAGAACTTTATGATTTTTGTGGTAATTGGCTTCCCAATACAGCGGTTTCAGTTTGTTCTAAATCTACTGGAATGATTGAAACATTTACTTATTATCGTAAAGTACTTGAGCTATATGGTGATAAGTCAGTGGCTAATTTTTGCTGGTTTCCAGGTGTATTTGCTATTAACTTGAGGTGATATAATGGCAAGAAAATTTTCAAGTCTTAAAGACCTGTATGCAACTTTATTCTTTGCAGGAAATGCGCGTTTTGATTTATACAGTAGTTCTGGTTTAATTCGAGCTGGTTGTAGCTGGTCTGATATTTCCAAGTCGTACAAGGGTGCTCAGGTAGCAACCCTTTGGATTAAAGAACTTGATTTTACTGGTTGCATTATGGATTGTGAGGTGCATTTTAAATGACTATTGAAGAGTTTTATCAGTCCTGCCAGAATTGTGGCTGGAAAACCGAGTTTGAGCTGTGGAGTTTCTTCACGCTCCTGTATAGTGGGCGGTTTGACCCCATGAAGAAGCAGTTCAGAAACCTTCATGTGAGCACGTTTGAGGTTCGTAAAGACAAAGTAAGAATACAAGTGAGGGAGTGCGTTAGATGATTACACTAGAGGAACTTTGGTATGCGTGGTGCGACATTGACGAGCACACAGAAGTAGAACTCAAGTACGATGGTGATGAAGAGTTTATTGCGTTCAGGTTTGGTGAGCGTGATAAGTGGCGGCGATATGATAAAGCTATTGTCAGTGTGTTTTCGGCTATACAGGCTAATCAGGATAGGGTTACGCAATACGCATTTGATAAGGTCATTATTATTTTGAAGAGGTGAGTAACATGAAAGACTTGCACAAAATCTGTGACCACTCGTATGACCAGAGAACTGGTGGTTGTGATTATATCGGCTGTAAGTACCACATCAAGCACTATCAGCCTGAACCAAAGGACTGGTTTATCTTTCACAAGGTGACAGCGGTAAACGCTGGTGAGTGCTTACAGCAAGGGGGAACTCAGAATGGGTAATGGGATTATCCCTGATGCAAAAGGAGTGGCAGAAGAAAAGCTCAAAAAGAAGCACCTGTTAATACGTATCCCCGGAGAGAACTATGACAGAAAATGCCTGTCTAAAGATTCACTCATGTACGTTGCATATTCTCTGAACAGAGAGTATGTACATCTGTCGGGCATCAACGATGGCGCAATAAAAGTTTCATCTCTGTCCAATGATATGCTTAGGTCTAAAGTTTTCATGTACCATATTGACACCAATAAGACGTTCACAGCAATTATTGCTGGTTCTGGGTTTACGCTATGGCACACCAAAGAAAAGGAGAATAAAAGTGAGTGAAGTCATCGTGTTTGCAATTGCGGCATCCTACACTATTTATATCACTGTGTGCAGATACAAGTATAAACTTGATAAGACAGTGTATATTTGTGATACACTGTTGATTATTGCGGCTCTTTTGTTATTGAGGTGGTAATATTAAGATTATTCATCAAGAAAAAGAAAGACGCTCTGATTTTATAAAAAACTTAAAACCCGGTGATGTTTGTTATATTAACAGTGCATTGTACATGGTGATAATGCCAAGTGATAGATACTGGAATAGCATGGCAATTAAACTTGAAACAGGTAAGGTTCAATATTTCAACCATAATATAAGTGTTGAGCCAGTAGACTGCTTTCTGGTTGTAAATGAATAAAACAAACCCCTCAAGTCGAACCTAACGGAACGGCAAGAGGGGTTTTCTATATCCTGTCTCTGAGGTGCACCAAAGCGCATTGCAGATACGAAACTACATAGCGGACGGTTCATCGCCGTTGCAAAACCCGCCTGTATCGGTGGTACTGTCTCAGAGGGATAAGCATCAGTAAGACAGCGCTTTCAAGATAACTTCTTTGCATTGCAGGTTCTTAAACCGGAAAGCGCCACGGTCGAATAAATATCGCATCTGGTCTGTGAACATCTTGTACGCATTGAGCATAACGTAGTTCACTCTATGGTCGTCTGTTGTGACAGCCAGCTTGAACTTGTAAGTCAAGTCTGGTTTATCGTCACAGTAAATAACACCTGTGTCTGGGAACTCTCTCAACCCGTATTCCTTGTTCATGTAGCGGATTGTACCCAAGTAACGAGAAGCACCAGTAGGACGTTCAATGAATGCAGAGCTGTCGTTCAGGTACACAGCCTGTGTCAAATACACATCGTATGTGTCTCCGCTGAATGCACTGTTAAAAGCGGATTCAGCCTGAGCATTAGAAGCGGCATCGACATACCCCTGTTCCAGCACCCAGCCAACACCACGCAGAAAGTTTACGTTGTCATTAAGTCGTGAGCTGATATTCATTGCAACATAGTAGGGATTCAGCAGGGTAACGGGGTTAGACAGCATATAAACAGGAACATACCGAGATTGAGCGCCCTGACCACGAGCAACAGAAGTGTGGATAGACCGGAACTTCTTTACTTCATCTGCGCAGTAATGGTTTGTCTCACTCTGGAACTCGTCCATTAGCATTCGACTGGTATCTGAGAAAAAATGGGAATACTTCTTAATCTGGTCTGCCGCATTTATACTTACAGCATATCCACAGGAAACACCGTCAAGAAACAGTTCATGGTAAATGCCAGCGGCCCTGCGCTGAGAAGTCATTGCGTGTCCCTGATAGAACAGAACGCCGATATCCTTAAAGAATTTGTCAGCGCATCCATCAAGTTCATAGTTGAACCTATACAGCAACATGAACTTCTCTTTGTAGTTTATAAAGCGCTTTACGCAATACCGGTTGAACCAAGTAGTCTTACCGCCAGAACGGTTGGTGGTACACATATAAATCTCTGGCTTGTTGCCGTTTGTGTCCAGCAAAGACAGTAACTTTGTACCGTCATAGAAGTCACCCATTGTCTCAGCTCCTTTTTAGGAATTATTCCTATTTGTTCCATGTGGAACATTTTCTCTCTAAAATAATTATATCATACCTACTTTCATTTTTCAACTACCTATGGTATAATAATTATAGAAGCTAGACCGGAAAGGGGGTGAGCTTATGAGTACCGTCTATTCCGTTCCAGTGGAAGTAAAACTCGCTCTGGCCTTTATGGCTATTGACGTTTTCACCGGAGTGCTGAAAGCTGTCAAAAACAAAGAGTTGAACTCCACAAAGGCAAGGGAAGGAATTTACAAGAAAGCCAGTTTTATATTGTTCATTGCGTTCGGCTATCTCGCTGATTATGCTATGGACTATGTGAACATGGGTTTCAATTTACCTGCCGCCGTAACTATCTGCACTCTGGTTATCGTCACGGAAGCTATTTCTGTGCTTGAGAATCTGGGTAAGATTAACCCCGACTTGGTTAAACTGGTTGCGCCGTTCCTGTCTGCACTGAACAAGAAAGAAGGTGATAACAATGGTTGACGTTGAGCTACTGCTTTCTGACAACGGTGGGGTTAGAATCTATCCCACCGAATGGCACAACACTATCTACTTTGGCTATCAGAAGAACGCTAACATTTACCGTCTACACATTGTTCGCTCTAAGGTGTGGCAAAACCTCACTGTAAGAGCTTTCTTTCACACAGCAAATAAACAAGACCCTCCAGCACAGCTGTTTGTGGGTGATTACGTCAATGTGCCCGCTTTGATTACCGCTACTACGGTTGGTGGTGTTATCACAATTGAGGGCACTGACGGCATGAAAGCTCTTACCACAGCTGATATCCCTTACGTTGTAAGTGAGAACTCTGGTGTTGAGGACGGCACAACTCCTGAGCCAGCGTCTCCTGCGTGGGTTCAGCTAGTAGAAGAAATCAATGCAGAAGCAGAAGCGGCAAAAGCCGCCGCTAAGATTGCTAATGAATCGGCAATTAAAGCGCAATCTGCTCTGAATGATTTATTACAGGGTATCCGAGATGGTGACTTCATTGGTCTGCCCGGCCCGGCTGGCCCACAAGGCCCTCAAGGTGTACAAGGCCAGGCTGGCCCTCAAGGCCCACAAGGTGAAGTTGGCCCGGTCGGCCCACAAGGCCCGAGAGGTGCGCAGGGTGTAAATGGCCCGCAGGGCATCCAAGGCCCGAAAGGTGACCCCGGCCCTAGAGGTGACGCTGGCCCACAAGGCCCGCAGGGCATCCAAGGCCCGAGAGGGTTACAGGGTGAGGTTGGCCCGGCTGGCCCAGAAGGGCCTAAGGGTGAACAGGGTGAGGTTGGCCCGCAAGGAATGCTAGGCTTTTTACAGTCTACATCCGAAAAAAACCTTAATAACATCAAGACACCCGGCTTTTATGAGCAATCATATCCGGGAACAAGCAACACGCCGTTTTCTAGTGGTTATCACTACTGGAACATGATGGTTGTTACTGTAATAGGCCATTGGGTGTGGCAGTTGATTTTTCCGACTGAATCATCTAATGTGATTTATGTGCGTGAATTCACTAATACTCGCTGGGGTGCTTGGCGGCACATCAATACAAGCGCTTGAGAGGTAATATTATGAAAGCTAAATCATATTATGTTTTCGACTACACCCTCAACCCTGATGAACAGTTGTCACCTAACTTCAAAGCGCATGAGTTTCGCTGTTCTGACTTATCCCGTGTCATTGTGCTAAACAAAGCACTTCTTGAACTTCTTGAAATTATCCGTAACCACTACAATAAACCACTTATTATCAACTCAGCATATCGCACAGTAGCTTACAACAGTTCGCTTAAAAATTCCAGCCCTAAATCACAGCATGTGTTTGGCAACGCCGCAGATATTAAAATCTCAGGTGTTACGCCATTACAGCTGTACTCGTGGCTTAATTCTAAATACCCTAATTCGCTTGGACTTGGACTGTACAACACCTTTGTCCATGTGGATGTAAGAGAGGGAAAGTCACGATGGGACTACCGAACACAAAAATAACGTTGCTGGTTTGCCAGCAGACAGTTCTACTGTCACCCTCACACTTAAATACTTGAAAGGAGCAAATTATGGAGCTTGCCGATTTCAATGCCAAGACACAAGAGCTTATCAAGCACTTGGGTGATAACGCAGACCAAGGCGAAGTAACCAACATCTTGGCAGAACTGACCACTGGTTTCAGTGAAGAGGTTGCCGCAAAAGCGACCGCTCTGCGCAGTGTGGATGAACTCACTGCTAAAAATGCGAAGTTGAAAGAAGATAACATGAATCTCTTCCTTCGTGTTACTGTTCCCGATGAACAGTTAAAGCAGGGTGTTCGCCCGGAAGAGGACAAAGACCCCATCAATCGCCTGTTTACCAATGGTCGCCTTAATCTCAAGAGTTAAACATTTTAGAAAGGATAGTGATAAACCATGGCAACTGCTATCGACATTGTTAACGCAGTCATTGAGACTAGTTCCACGCTGAAAGATAACATTCCGCTTGCTACCAATGCCACTCTTCAGGCAACTGGTGGTGCTATCATGCAGTACACTCCCTTTATGAATGAGTTCATCAATGGTCTGGTGAACCGCATTCTGTTTCAGGAAGCGCACAACATGACCTACGACAACCCCCTTCGCATTTTCAAGGGCGTTGATATCCCCTATGGCACTGACGTGCAGGACAGCATTGCGAACCCTGCTGTTGCTACTCCCTACGACAGCTCTGCAATGAGTGACGTTCTGTCTCCTGCTTCTCCTGACGTTAAAACCGTATACTACCGTCGCAACCGGCAGGACAAGTACAAGGTTACTGTCTATGATGCCGTTCTGGCTGGCGCTTTCACCAACGCCGACACCTTCAACAACTTCGTCTCGATGATTCTGAACACCCTGACCAGTGGTGACAACATTGACGAGTTTAAGCTGATGAAGGGTGTCGTTGGTCAGGCTATCAACGATGGCAACATCAACAAAACCTCTCTGACCGCTGGTGCTGACCACCGGGCCTTTGCTGAAACCCTTATCACCGACCTGCGTGCCAAGTACCTTCAGTTCCAGTTCCCCTCTACCAAGTACAACTGCTATCAGAAGATGGCTACCGCTCAGGGCATTGCAAACGCAACCCCCCTGACTACTTGGACTTCTCCTGACCGTATCAGCGTCCTGGTTCGTGCTGACGTTGCCGCCTTCACTGACGTTGAAGTTCTGGCTAAGGCGTTCAACATGAGCAAGGCTGACTTCCTTGGCCGTCAGGTGATGGTTGACAGCTTTGGTGATACCGGTGATGCCGCTAAGACTCTGGCAATCATCGCAGACAACACCTTCCTGCGCACCCACGACAACCGCTTCCAGATGGCCGAAACCCCGTACAATGCAAGCACTCTGAGCCGCACCTACTTCCTGCATCACTGGGAGACTATGGCTTGCAGTCCGTTTGCTAATGCGTGGGCATTCACCGAAGAGTAATCTTCACAACGTAACTGCTCCATAATTTTCTCTCTTACGGTAGCTGGTTGAGCTTTAGACCAGTGAGGGCGGGACAGGGGCAAGAGAGGTACAAATTATGTTTACACCAACAACTGCTTTAAGGCTACTCGACACTCCACTCGAGAGTGATTACAGAAACACGCTGTGGTTTCCTAATCGAGAAGCACAAACTGCCTATTTCTTAGGTAGAACGATTAAAACCTACGATAACTTCCAGTACATTAAAAAGAATAACACTATTGTTGTGGACGGAGAAGTGGACTTGCTGTATAACTGCAACTACATCATGTACCAGAACAACAACTTTACCAATAAATGGTTCTATGCCTTCATTGATAGAATTGAGTGGGCAAGCAACAGCTCCGTAAGACTGTACGTCAGCACAGACGTTATCCAAACTTGGTTCTTCGATATCACATACTATGACAGCTATGTTGATAGATGCCACAGTGATACTGATGTTGCCGGAGATAATATCGTGCCTGAGGATTTCAGCAGTTCTTCCGGCATGGGTTATTTTCAGGTTGGCAGTCAAGACATGACACCAGATTTTATCACAGTGTTTGCAACATCTTCTCCAACTGGCGCTCCCAATAATGGAACGCTTGAAAATGGGATTTTCAGTGGCGCTGGAAAGCTGATTTCACTGAGTATTTCAAACATTGCCACTCTTAAAGACCACTTAGACAACTATGTTAAACAGGGAACTGCAACTGCTGTTTCTAGGATTCAGCAATCACCGTTGAACCGTCCAAAATCCGTAAGTTTTGCTAAGCACCCAGACCACTTAGACTGCATATCAAGCACTGGAATAACAACATACATTCCAAACAATAAAAAACTATTATCAGGAGCATTTCTGACAGCTTATGTTCAGATGTACGGTCAAGAAATGACGTTCAATCCTGAAGGAATTAACGGCTCTAATATTAGTTTACAAATTGGAGTAGACGAAACATCCGGCACTGTCGGTGTTATTGTCAACAATTATAGTAACAACAACATAGCCGCTCTAGCTTTAACAGCTGTAATTCCTGAAAGCACTTGGGCATATAACCAATACAAAAATGACTTCAATCTTCATGCTGGAAGCAACGCAATCTATAACAGAAGAGCTAGTATTGAGCGCTCTACTGCTAGAAACACTGCCGCTCTTAAAACTGCAATTGCAGGAGTTGAAGCGGCAGGAACAACTGCAAGTCAGTTCAGCACTTTTAATTTAGCTCGTCTTGCCCTTGGTGGCGTTGGCGGTGCTATTGGCGGAGCACTAAATTCAGCATCTTCTATTGCTCAAGCTGGAATGAATGTATACGAAACAGCACAGCAACAAAAAATATACGATTACGGCGTTGACGATATTTCACAAGACCTTACTTACATAACTGAAAGCATGACAGCCCCAGCTGTTGGTGGTGTTGCTTCTAGTAATATCTATCTTGCAACAGGTAAAACGGCTTTGTCCTACGGTTTCAAAGTACCACCGCTTGATATTGTTAAACGCTGTGACAAATTCCTCACCGTCTATGGCTACAAACAGAGCGAATACCGAGCAATCAACCTTCATGCTAGAGCCAGCTGGACTTACATCAAAACAAATGGCTTGAATGCCAGCGGTGAATTTCCTGGCGATGATATGAACATTATCAAACGTGCATTCAATAACGGCATATTCTTCTGGGTTTACACTGCAACATACGGAAACTTTGGACAAAACAATGCTATTGTGTAAGGTGGTGATTATATGGCAAACTCAGCGGCAGAAACGCTAAAAGAATTTAAATCTGCGTCAACTGCCAGCAATGCTGTATACGCTACCTTAAAAGTGCAGTATACTGGTTCATGGATGGACGATATTCAGCAAATTTCAACAATGTGCGGCGTACCTGTCCAAACGCTATTACAGCTGAACCCTTGGTTGACTTCCAATAACTTTGTTGCCAATAACCACGACTATATAACAATCAAAGTGACTGCTGGTTCACCCGGAACTGGTGGCAGTTATGCACAAAATAACGTTACTGGTTTTTACAGTACTGATGAGTGGTTTCATCCGCTAGGCGTTGGAACTTGGTATTGCACCACTGCTTTCAGTGCTTCTCACTCTGCTATTGACCTTACTACTGGAACGCCAGGCCAGATTGCTGGAAAACCTATCTACGCTGTAAAAGCTGGCACAGTTGTACAGAGCTATTCTTCAGATTCATGGGGAAACACCATTCTAATTCGCCACGATGATACAACGGACGCTTCCGGAAATTGCTACTATACACGTTATGCCCACATGGAAAAGATTGGCCCATCTACCGGAACTAAAGTTTCACAAGGTGACCAACTTGGTACAGTAGGCAACACAGGAAAATCTACTGGAGCTCACCTTCACTTCCAGATTTACTTTACTTCTGCAACTCGCACAGACTACACTAATTTTGATGGTGGCAAAGTGAGCCACACTTTTAGTGTAAATCCTAACGATATCAAAGACTTCCCAGGAACACCTTATACGGAAAATCATTACAGCCAAGTTGAGATGCACAAAAGCCCTTACGTTACTGATGCTGATATAAAAGTAATACAGGGTGCGGCATCTGAGGACGGTACTGTTACCGAATCTCAGTTCAACGAAACAGTAAATGGAATCGCTGACAGAATCATTGCCGCAAAGAACGTTGACCCTTCCAGTGAATTGGCAAAACTTATTAAAGACTACGTTAAAGCACAGTTGGACGGCATCAAAGCAAATGCCGCTGGCTATGCTACTGACATACTCACAACTGGTGATTTCAGCGGAGTTCTTAACAAGTTCTGCTCTGACGTTGTAAACAATTCAATCTGGTACGTTGAAAACAAGATAAACAACCTTATCCAATATGCTATCTCAGTTGGACAACAAGCCGCACAGAACGAAATTAACCAAGCAAAATCACAGCTAAAAGACTGGATTGTAGACGTTACTAAGATTGACCGTAACTCTGAACTAGGTGTACACACTCTGAATCTACTTGATTCTTATGTCGACACTATTGTTGCAAACGGTTGGCAAGCTGTTACTACTGCACTAACAACAGGTGATGTAAAACTAGCCACTGGTCAATTCTTGGAAGTCACCAAAAGACAGTCAATCGACTATGTTTGTGAACTTGGTTCTCATGCGCTAGCAAATGCAATTACTTCCTACATTGGTTCTCATTCACAAAGCACAGAACTTAACCAGATTGCCGCAGACTTAGTGCCAGGCATCATAAACACTATGTGCCAGTCGATTGGCGGTGTTATGAAAGGCGATATATCTATTGAGCAAGCGGCTAAAAACGTTCTGGTTCAAGTTGTATCAACAGTCGCTACCACAGTTGTTCAAAAATATCTGGTTCCAGTCGTATCTAACTGGGTTGTTACTGGTTTAACTAATCTTGCAATTAATATCGCTGGTTCACAGATAGGCGGGCAAATAGGTGCTGTTATTGCTGGCCCTGTCGGCTATGTTGTCGGCGCTCTCGCCACTGCTGGTGTTAGCTGGCTTATCAACTCTATATTCGGTTAAGAGGTGATTCAAATGTACAATTACGATAACGAACTAGCAGACAAAGAAGCATCCCACGCCGCTTATGCTGACTACTACTTTCGTCTTAAATCTCTGGCTTGCACAATGTTTAAGTGGGAAGGACTGCCTGACAGTGTGAATGAACGATATCTCGAATATTGCCTGTTCACCTACGGTAAAGCTGTTTTCTTCAACCATGCAACCCGTGGCTATATGTGCCTGAATGGTGCACTTCGTGGAATCAACTTTTACAATGAGCCTATGTATATCAGGCCTATCAGCCCTGTGGAAACGTTCCCCGAATACGATATGAAGGACTGTGTACTTATCAGAAACACCCCCGATATGTATCCAACTTTCCTTACTACTATACGTTACACACGGGACTTGTACGATATCGACCAGACTATCAAAGTCAACATCGGCGCTCAGAAAACTCCTGTCCTGATTCTTACTGACACAAAGCAGAAACAGACCGCACAGGCTGTATATCAAAAGTACACTGGCAACACTCCTGTTATATACGGCATGAAAGGCACGTTTGACCCGAACAGTTTCATGGTTCTCCGCACAGATGCACCGTTCGTTGCTGGTCAGTTACAGGATATCAAGATTACGAAGTACAACGAGTACCTGTCTTTACTTGGTATCGGCATGGCAGACTTCAAACGTGAACGGCGAGTAACTGACGAGGTTGAACAGTTTGACCAGCAAGCAAATGCTCTAGCTTACATTGGCCTGTCCCAACGTAAACACGCTTGCAAACTTATCAATGATATGTTCGGACTGAACGTTTCTGTTCATCTGGCAAATCAGCCGTATATCACTGACGGTGACAAGTACAGCAAAAATGCTTCTACTATCTCCTATGTGCGTGCTAGGGATGGAGATGATAACGGGGGTGAGGAATAATGGCAACGTATACCATTGAACTGGGCAAACTGCTTACTCTCGATGGATTCGACATTGGCATGAAAGATTACCCTCTTCCGTCTTTTCTCAGTTCTGCCGGTGATATGCAAGCGTGGAGAGAAGCGCTGAACCAGAAAATAATTAACCACTACTATTTCAACGAGATTTGCTGTCTCCCGCCTGAGAGATTCAGATTCTTCCTGAACAACACTCTTAACGAGAAAATGCCTTACTTCAATATGCTATATGATGCTATGGCCGAGAAGTGGGAGTTCTACACTGGCGGCACTCTCACTGAGGTTGTAAAAGCTGACGGCACTAGTTCGGATAACGGCACTAAAACTGGTGCTGATGTGCTTGCTAGGTCTGGTATTGATACCACTGCCAATAGCAGTACCCAAAACAATTCTCATAACGATTACACCCTCAATGTTAATTCTGACACTCCTGCTCAGATGCTCAACATCGAGAGTGATATCGCAAATAACACCTACGCTTCCTCTGCTAACAAAAATAAAAATAACGGCACTAACACAGGTAACAGTAACAGCACAGATACCACCACTTATAACAGCAAAGAAACAACCACACTCGATGAACACACCACAGCAGACAGACAGCACAATGACAACCGGAACAGAACCGTGTCTGGCTTGAACAACAAGTCCTACGCAGAACTGTTCAAAGAATACTCTGAATCTGTACGCAATCTGGATTTAGAGGTTATCGACAGTTTGAAAGATTGCTTCATGGGAATTTTGTAAAGGAGTAAAACTATGGTCAACTTCATTAAGTCTGCTGACAGCAAAATCAAAATCAATGAAGATGTTTCCTACTTGCTGAACGATGCACTGCACGTCAATGCCGTTTTCACTGCTTCCGATGTTGTCAAAGCAAACAGTCCTGTCCTGCGTGTGAACCTGCCCAATGTCGGCAAGCACGCTGAACTGGGTTGGTACAACACCAGTTCCGAATATGCCGCAACTGCCGCCGCAAAGGTGAAGGATACTGTCAGTTCTGTTGACGGAATCCACGATATCACCATTTCTCTGAGTGCCGATACCGCCACTTCTAATGAGTACCATATCGAGGGCTGGATTAAACTGCCCTGAAAGGGGTGATATTTATGGATTTAGTCTCGCTGGCTAAATTCCTGAGCGCCCTGCTTAGGTGGGTGCTCGACTACTTCCATCTGTAAAGGGGTGTCACTATGCCGCTTACTCTTACTCCGTTGCCCTTCCTTCCTATTCCGGGCAAGTTTGACCTGAACACTTTCCTTCCGGGTTCTAGTGACTATGAGATTCTGGCACGAGTTGTGGAAACCTACAACAGCGCTGTGAAACAGTTCAATGAAATCATCGAGTTCTACGGTGACTACGATACTAAAATTGAACAACTGGAAACGAATTTTCAGAACAAGCTGGATACCTTTGAAAGTAAGGTAAACAACGAGAACGCACAGTTCAAAACTGATATCACTACACAGCAAAACAACTACCAGAAAGACATTGATGCCAAAATTGCACAGCTTAACACAACTGTTCAAGAGTGCTATACTGAGGTTCAGAAGCTCATTAACGGTGAGTATATCGAGACTTATGTACAGGCTCTTGCAACGTGGATTGACAACAACTTACAGGTAATGGTTTCCAAAATTGTGAAATACGTCTGGTTTGAAATCAACGAGGACGGCTATTTCATTACTTGGATTCCTGATACTTGGGACTTCATTGACTTTGACACAGAAATGAACCCCGATTCTGAGGACTATGGCAAACTTGCATTGCTCTGGCAACCGGAAGTCGTACAGTAACTTTGACGTGTGATAGGCACACTTCAATCCTATCGGGAGGGTGAACCTGGTGTTCTGGTTCAATGGGTGGACAGTTTATTATATGAAAGGGGTCAATAATATGGCTATTAAGAAGTATATTGGTGCTCGTTATACTCCTAAGTTCATGGGCGCTTGGGATAAGTCCAGCGAATACGCCGCTCTGAGCGTGGTCTATGCCAATGAACAGAGCTATGTCAGCCGCAAGACTGTTCCTGCAAACACTGAGATTACCAATACTGAGTTCTGGATTAAGAGTGCAGACTGGAATGCTCAGGTGACGCAGTACAACCAGAATGTTGAGCAGTATAAGGCGAATGTGGAGCGGTACAACCAGAACGTGGAGACGTACAATCAGGCTGTAGACCAGTTCTACGCTGATACACTTCACAGCTATGATACCAAGGCCGATATGGTAGCTGACCGCTCCCTGAAACTGGGTGACACTCTGCTGACGTGCGGCAATGCGGCTATCGGTGACGGTGGTGGTTCGTTCTATCAGGTTGTCGGCGAGACTTCTGCTAAGGCTGTGGCTCTGGAAAATGGGCTGTTTGCTCTGCCGTTCGAGTTCCAGCCCTATGATTACAGCGAATTTCAGGGCGAGGTTGATAAGGTGGTTCAGAGTTTCGGCACGAGTGTCGCTGAAATCAAGGCCGCAAGTCTGGGAACGTATGACAACGTTGCTAGGATGAAGGCTGACACCACTCTGAAAGCAAACACCACTGTCCTGACTACGGGTGAAGCTACTGTTGGTGACAACAGGGGCAGTTTTTACCGGGTACAGGAAACCAGTGACAGGGATGACGCTGTACCGCTGGACAACGGTAAGAAAGCTGTGCCGTTTAATCTGAATGTGGGTGCGGTCGCTGGTACTGCTCTGACTTTCAATGGCCGAAGCGATGCCGCAGCAGTGTGGAACGTGAAAGCTCCGGGTACGGTGACTATTCCTCTGAGCGTGAGCGCTGGTGGCGTTACTACAGTGTTTCTGGGTGTGCTGTATGGTGCAAGCCAGAGCAGTGTTGAAGTCACTCTGAATGTGAACAACACTGTTCAGCGAAAAATGACTTTCACTGACAGCGGTAATGCAACTCACGACAAGATTGTTGTGTATGCAATTACCGTGAAGCGCACTGACGGTTACTACTTTGGCAGTAGCACTGTAAGTAGCTGGACTACTGAGTACCAGTATGATACTGTCACTATTACTCAGAAGTTTGGTAACAATGCACCTGCTGAAACAGATACCGTAAGCTCTCCCTTTAATCAAGCCATCTGCACAATAACTCCGACCACAGACATAATCATTAAAAAAATAACCATTAAGACCAAGGAAAAAGTATTTTATACTTCTAACAGAGACCTTAAAATGCTCTCCATTAACAAGGTCAATGACGAAAACATGATTTTTGAAGCGGAAAACGAAGAAATCCCTGCAAACACTGTAAAAGCAATCGAGCTTAACACACCTCTTAGCCAGGGCGTACAGTATAGGCTTATTTTTGGTCTGGTTGTTAATCAAAGCTATATCCCCGAGTTTGCGGCGTGGGATGCTAATAAAGCACCGGCTGGACAGTACGGCGAAATCACGCTTTCTTATACATCCACCTCTAGCGGCGTAAACTTCGTTATGGAGTACGACGTAAAGCGTACAAGCTAATGAATTCAAGGGCTACGAAGAGTAGCCTTTTTTA